GTCTTTGCTTTAGTGGCAGCCTCTTCAAAGTCAAGGCTCATTATACTATCTTTGATACCATTAAATCCATTACTTACCTGCTCAAACTTAGAGCCTGTAGCAAATACATTCACTGCCTCATTAGCATCTGATATCTTATCCTTCAGCTCACCTGCTGCCATAGATAACCTTGCAATTTCTGCAGGATCTGTAGCATTAGCTATCTCACCTTTTAATTCTCTTAGCTCTGCTTTAATGGCACCGAGGCCTGATACTTTTATGGGTATTTCAACTTCATTCATTATCCGTAGTATTTAATTTCGATTGTTGTATTCAATAAATATCCATCTATGTATCCTGTACCTATTTGGGAAGTGGTGATATATACTTCATTAGATGCACCTAAGTAAGTAGTGGATACTATCCCATCATAAAACACGTTATTAATCATGACAGTAAAAAATGGCACTACTATATCTCCTATGTTATAGCCATCTAAGTAACCTAAGTACTCACCCACATTAGATCGTGTCCAGGTGATGCCTCCTATGGTATCATTAATCACCTGAGCTATAGGATCACCTATCCCTACCTGTGTTAAGGTAGCAGTGTATACTAGTGGAGTAATACCTACAGGTACACCGTTGAAAGTAGAAGCTCTGAGGTTATCACCTACTAATTCATTTTCACTCACTATGTACCCATCACCTACCACCACTGATCTAGTGCCTCCTACTATTGTATTACCTCTTCCCACTACCTGAGCAGTAGCCTGGTTACCAAATACATTAGAGGTAATCATAGCAGTTGTATTGATACCACCCATGGCTAACATCTGCATAGCTCCTAGAGATGCAGGAGGATTAGGTATCACTGGTCCACCTGGTCCCATGAAGGGAGTGAAGTTTATTTCATTGTCTATACTGATGAGCTCTACTGTTGTGAGCTTGTTACTGTTAGCATCATAGTCAATTACCTTATTGATATTCCACCAACTATTATCAATTCTAATCTTATCATTAAGTCTCAGAGCCTGTATATCATTCTCCTTTAAATCAAAGTTAGCTATGAGCATCTTGCCGTTATTGATTTGGCCCATGGTCCTCCTCCAGTATCTGTTGTATAGATTGTTATCTGTTAAGTTGCCAGGTTGGTAATAGTAGAAATCACATATAGCATAATTGATATCAAAGGTAGGAGTTAATGGATCATCGAAGTGGCCCACTAATGGATAGCTTGTTATGTTACTTTGCCCTACAGATGCATAGTCTAATATACTATATGGTCCACAAGTTGCAAGGGGTTGCCCTGCCTCAGTTTTATCATATAGTATCCTTATGTTAGTTTGAGGTGCAGCACCTGCTATCATAGGTACGAAAGCTCCAAACAAAGTTTTAATAACAGGAGTAGGGCTAAAGAGTAAGGGCTTAGTAGCTACCTCCTTAACATACTCATTATCAAATACCACCTCTACCTGCCCATAGATATCATTAGTGGCATTGGTGTAAGTTGTATTAGGATCATCCTTATCAGGTGCATAAGTGAGTATTACTTTCTTAGCTGTTATCTCAGGTAAAAAAGATAAGTTTTGTTCTTGATTTTTAGCTAGCTTCTCAGTCCAGTCTACCTCCACCCCACTATCATAGAAGTCATCCCTATTCTGCAGTAGCAGTTTGTTGGGTTGAGTGTTATCTACTGTAGCGTAAAGGTTAAACATATTAAAGATAGACTTAATGAAGTCACTCTGCTTAATCTTCTTAGGTACGTAATCATTTACATCTATGATACCACCTATGGTATATACTGTAGATGATGGCACTATGCTTAGTTGTATGTTAGTTATGACAGCCTGTATAATTACCGAACCTACAACAGGGGTAGGGCCTGCTGGTGATATCCTTCTCCATGATCTTACAGAAGGTTGGTTGTTTGTGTTTATTAAGTTATGCTGAGATACGTTAATACCTAAAGTACCTGTATTAGCTGTAGTAACTGAAAGCCCACTAAGAGGTATAGTAGTCTGAGCAGTTTGAGTTAAGATAGTAGTGGTGCTGAATGCAGGTATAGTAAGTGGACATGGCACAGCATTACCAGCATTACTAATATTTGTAGGGGGTGTACTATTTACATATAGGTTACTAAAGGCAATATTTTGCCCTGTTACTTGAACTCCTAACATTGGTTTATAGAATACAGGTGCAGCTATACCACTAGCACTACCATACAAAATATTCCCTGATGTATTAACTACTTTAAGATCATAAGTTATAGTGATGCTATAGTCATAGCTTTGAGCATTAAGTGCACTGATATTAAATGGTATAGAGTATACACCTGTTATAGGGTTAAAGATACTTTGAGGATCCTCTAGCTCAGTCCATGCTGTGATGTTAATCTTAGTGGCAGGTGATTGACTACTACCAACAAAAGCTATATTAGAAAACCCAGGCCAGTTGTTAGCACCATTGATAGTAGTGGCTACTGTCTTCTCTGCTTTAACTAAATAATCTGCATAGTCAAAGTTATCTACCCCTCCATTGTAAGGGATAAAGAGCTTATCAAATCTATCGTATGCAATGGTAGGCCAATCATAAGTGAACCCTGCAGCTGCGAAGATTCTATCAAAGTATATCCTGGCAAAGATAGCAGGCTTAAACTCCTGAGTGCTGTAGGTGTATGCACTATTAGAAGGTAGAAAATACTTGAAGCCATCTACTACAGTATTAGAAAATTTAGCTACTACATTCAATGCATTATAGGCATGGTTGAAATCTGAGAAATCTATATCAGTTAATTCCTTATTAGCTATAGCTGTAAAGAAGTCTGCTTTGCTATCTTTGATAAGTACCTCATACTCTACATGCTCTTCATACCCATCAGTGAGCTGTGCCTTCAATACTGCTGTGAGCTGTATAGATACATCCTCCATAATTGGTATGTTATCCTGTATAACAGATCCTGTAGTAAGAGCATTAATGTTAAAGGTGCCCTCCACTATATTCACATCATAGTAGTGGTTAAGTAGGTTGTTGTTATTCTTAGATCCTGTAAGAGTGATAGTCTTAGAGAAGCTACCCTTTCTTTGGCTAACATCCCTAATGTCTCCCACTTGGAAAGTCAAAGGGAAGGCAGTACCCTCCTTAACATCTAAGTATCCTGTGGATAGTTGTATCTTAACCATTGACTATATTGTTATTAGCTAGCTTAACTACTATGCTCTGCTTAATTAGATTCTTATTTCTTTGCTTAAACTCCTCAAAGCTAGAGGTAAGAATAGTGCAGCTCACATACTCCTCACTCTCAGGTAGCTCACAATCTGCATCATAGTTGCTGATCTTAATGTAGGTGTTAGGTGAGCTTATAAGTTCAGTGAAGTATAGAGCCATGTCTTGGTTCATCCAGTCAGTATTGAGTGAGATGGTAGTATCAGTAGCTATGTAAGTGTTAGTCATACCTGTCTCAGTAGTTTGATATAGCCATCTATCTATACCTGCAGTCTCTACATAACCTGGTATATCCTTATTGAACTGTTCACGTGTTACCTCACCTGTAGTATATGCCCTACCTGTAAAAGCAAAGCTACCCCATGAACCCATACGATCTAAGAATAAGATAGAATGCTCTACTGTTCTCACCCTCCTATCTAAGTTCACGTAGTATCTACGAGATGATTGTAGACCATTCCTAAGATAGGTTACGTTATACCATTCAGTGGTAGGCTTAATCATTGGTAGAGCTCCTGATACTACTGATAGTACCCCATAGTTGTTAGGGCCCATAGAGATACCACTAACATGATCTACTGCTGTTACGTTTTTTTCAAAGCTATCACCATCTGAGGTATCAAAGTATAAAGTATCAGGAGGAGTAGGTGAGCCATTAGCTACAGCATTAAGCCATAGATCCTGGGATAAGGTAGCATAGAAGTTATTGGTAGGTAGGTTGGTTAAGAATTTATCCTGGAAGCTGTTGAGCATATAATCATTATAGTCATAAGCAGGCCACTCTACCCATCTGATGGCTCCATTAAATACAAAGTTATTTAGTGCTGTGATGATATTCCTAGTTACTGTCTTACGACCATCTGCATAAGTGATAGCTCCATCTATATTGGGATTGGTTACAGTACCCCATGGTGAGCTCACTACTATGTATAATGGGTTGGCTACTAATACAGTGAAGAGCCCTTCTAGATTTGGGTTAGCTGCTATACCACCTGCTGCCTGAGTGATGTTAATCTGATCACCTACTAAAAAAGTGTTAGCCACGTTTATCTGCACGTTACCTACATAGGGAGCTGTTAGATATTGAGTGAGTGCTAATGTATAGTTAGTAGTAGTGAGATACTCTTCCCCTACCTTTACATCATACTTGTAGTGGCTGTTAGTTGCGTTATATGCTGAGGTGTTAGTCAAGTTAAGGTCATAGCTCACCTGAGCCTGTAAGAGCTTCGATAGATCTACCTCACCGTAACCTGTGCCATAGGTAGGCATCACCCTGTACTCTGCTATTTTGTTAGCCGTACCACTTTGGTAGATGTCAAAGATATACTTGAAACCTTGTAGGTTGTTGTTTGAGCTATCATAGATAAACTTGATAGGGTTGTATGCAGGCATCAGAGGTTGTGCCTTTGCTATGTTTATAATTGCCATACCTATATTATTTAGATTAGATTATTTGTTTTTGAACTGAGACATGGCTATAGCATAAGCTTGATCTAATAGTTGTAGGTGCAGCTGCATCCTATCAGGTCTATTGAATACTATCCTCACTTGCTTACCTGTCTTATGGTAGATGAATGCCTGCACCACTTGTATCTTATGTAGTATATCAGAATGCATAGTAGCTGTCATCAGTGTAGTACTCCTGCCTTATGTGAGTAGTGGCGTATCTTATTGCATCCATTGCATCGTCAAATAGTTTGACAGGCTCATCTGTTATGAAGTCACCTATCTTCTTCCACTTATAGTTTTCATACTCCCTCCTTATGGCCTTATCATCCTGGCATATTACCCCAAAGGTCTTAAGGTTATCTATCCCTTTCTTAACTACTTTGTTAGCATTCTGAACATCATACCCTGCTATGTTCATTTCTTGTATGATTTCTGGACGTGAGTAATCTGCAAGGATGGTTACCGTTTGCTCTATGTTCAGGGTTGCTAACTTCTCTATGAGCATGGTAGTGGTTAGGTAGCTCTCATATATGACAGGCTCAATGTAGATATCATTATCACAGTAGTACACCCTCATCAAAGCTGTGGGATGGTTATACCCAAAATCAATTCCGTATACGTACTTAACAAACTTAGAAGGCCTATGAGCTACGAAGGACCACTGAGAATATATGTTACTCTTAGAGATAGCCTTCTCACCCAGGGCATAGATTTGATACAGTGCCTCATCTGTTCTCTTTAGATCCTCTATCTGTGCTTTGATACTTTCAGGTAGGAAGGGGTTATCTTTGTAGGTGCTCTTTATCTTCACGCTATCCTCAGCAGGTAGCTCATAT